TTTACGAAGTCGCCCTTAGTTGTGGACAAGTTGAAGAACTATCAGTACATGAAGGCCAATATCGAAATTGAGATTAAGATTAATGCTCAACCCTTCTTGCAAGGAGCACTAATGCTGGTCTATAATCCTTATTATAACCAGACTGGTGATTTCCGCAGGAAAGGGACTCGATTCCTGGCTTCTCAGACATCATGCCCATACAAAGTCGTGAGTGTGGAGGAAGGAAATTCTTTGAAGATTACCTGTCCCTATGCCAACATCTATGATCTTTTTGATCTTGGTAATGCTGACAATCAGTTTGGAACTGCATTCTTGTATGTGTTTTCCCCTCTGAGAGGCACAGAAACCAAGGAAGAAGTGAACTACACAGTGTTTGCTAGGTTCGTTAATCCTGAATTCTATGTTCCCACTCACAACGATGTAATCTCAACCATCAAGGACAAGCATGACATTGCACGCCTAGAAAAGCGTGGCTATCGCTTCGCCCAAGCTGATGTACAACCTGTCGCTGCTAGTGACACTGGTGAAGTAACAACTTCAGGACCAGTTTCTCAGGTAGCACAGGGAGTGACTACTATAGCTGATGCTCTAACTGGAGTACCAGTGATTGGTAGATTCGCCCCTTGTGTTGCTTGGGTGTCACGATCAGTCGGCAAAGCCGCCGCTGTGTTTGGCTGGTCGAAGCCAACTTCAATCCAACCACAATGCAAGTCGGTGTTGAAACCAAACAATACTTTGATTCACACAGAAGGCCACGACGATGCTACTACCCTTGCCTTGTTACAAGATAATGGAATAGATGGCTCGTCTTTTATCCCAGAAACCAAGGATGAAATGAGTTTTGAATATATTTTTGGTCGCCCAAATTATTTTCATTCTCAAGTGGCAAACAGCACTCTCTTCACTGCTGGTAAACTGATAACAACGTGGGAAGTTTCTCCGTTCTCTCAGTACCAGTATGGTGAGGCTACTAGTTCTGAAACTCTATACCTAGGCAGCTTTGCTTATGCTAGTATGTTAGGAACTCTGTGGCGAGGAACTATTAACTATGATATTATGATAGTTAAGACTCCTTTTCACCAAGGAAGATTTGCTGTAGTCTTCTTACCTGAAACAAACATTAGTGATGTTCCGAGAGAGATCACTGGTCCAAATGACAACCTTCTGAATACAAATTACAACGTCGTGTGTAACTTGAAGGATCGCCAAGACGAAATGGGAAGAACAACTTTCCGGGTCTCGGTACCTTTCATATCAAACACTGACTGGCGTGAAACGTACAAGCAAGGTGGTATATTACCAGGGCCAGATGCTACCACTCTGGACACAAAAACAGGATGCCTAGCCATATACTCTCTGAACGAACTCTCTCATCCACCAACAGTGAATGGGTCTGTAACTTTCTTCGTCGCTCACAGCGGTGGAGAAGACTATCAGGTTGCTCGTCCAGTAATGAATTTGGCTCCAGGTTTCCGAAACCGATACGCTCAATCGGACATCGGTACAGTTTTCATCCCAGCTGATGAAAATCTGTTGGTCCCGTCCCATACATCACAGGATGTGACTGCACAGACAACTGGAGAATACTTCAAGTCCTTGCGTGCTTTCATGAAACGATACAGTTGGTTTGCTAATCTTAGCCAAAACGAAGACTATATTGGTTTAAGAACGCGGCACATGGATGAAGATCCTCACAGTGGCATGCGTACTATGTCTCAGTTGAATTTCCAGGATCATGCTATTCCCACTCCATGGTACATGGCATCTTTTCTGTACAGGTTCTATAATGGATCCTCACAGCTTAAGATAATTCCATACACACCTGGTGTGGTTGCAGATGCTTATCTGGGCTTTGACGAAGAAAAGAGCTGTCAAACTGTTGTTCCTGAAACTGCCTCTTACGGGCAGCCCATTTTCCAACAAAATCAACAAGTGTCTAACGCTTTCGAAATCAGAACTCCCTATTACCGCGGAGTGCGCTGTGACGTGGTTAACTCCAATCAAACCCCAATTTTGGGTGATGTGAGGACACACGTGCGCTGTCGCAACTTAGCGGGATATGGAGGCAACTCTCAAACATCTAGGATGTATGAGGCCGCAGGAGATGACTTCAGTTTCTTCTTCATGGTAGGACCACCGCCAATGTGCGATATATCCCACGTGAGGTCGATAGAACCATTTCCTACTGGCCTAGAGTTACTGGTAGATGTGAATGTCTTGACTGCAACTGTAGGTACACTTGATAGTAAACCTATAGTGAAGCTTGGTAACGCAAATGCTTTTACCCCAGACGTCCACGAGAGTGCGAGAATCAACACTATAACTAGAAGTCCCAAGGGTTCAATCGTTATATATTATACCGATGAGACCCAAGACTTTGTTCCAGTAACAGATTGCTTTATCTGCAACTTTATCGGTTCTACACCTGGCATCTATGTGCCATATGATAACTCCAAAACAGTTGACACAGTCACCACACTCATCAACCTCGATCATGAGGGAGACTTTACGTTGGTGACAAATGCTATCGAAGCATAAACATTCTCCCAAACCCTAAGCACATTACAGTGTGTAGCAGGTACTCGGTAGAAGGTGGTCGCTATATATTAACAACTATATAGTCCTCATAATTCCTCCTATCGGGGGGAATCAATGGGGTTCAGCCTTCTTTTTAATTGGTAGAAAAATTCGAAATTGGTTGTTCCCGCTTAATGACGGGATCATAGTGAC